GGCGGTCATGTCCAGCGTGTGCCCGTTGCCACGGATAACCACACAGTCACGACGGATTCGCATGCCCTGCCGTGGTGCATCGTGCGGCCAGACGATGTCCGCGTCTAGCTCGATTTCCAAGCCAGCCTCAGCCGCATGCTTCAGTTCTTCGTAAACCTGCACACGCATCAATACCACCCGACGATCTGGAAGTTCGTTCCGTTCGTGGCGTTTCCGCTTGCCAGAAGGGCAACCTTCGAGATCAGAAGGCCGGGCGGATTCACCCGCACTTCGCCCTCTGCGAGCACCTCGTCCCATCCGCCGACGCCCGCCGCGACCACGGCCGCCGCGTTCCACTTGACCTTGATCGTCACACCAGACGCCGGGGCGTTCGTGACAATGACCGCCGCCATCGCGCCATTTGGGGGCGTGAACAGCTTGCTCGTATTCGCAACCAGGTCGTTGCCGCCAGCGCCAGCCAACGCCACGGACTCCGCCGTCGCTCCAATGCCATATTTCCCTGCAACCATTGCCGTATCCTCATTCCAAAGTCGTTCCGTTGATCGTCACCGGGATGTTCCATGTTTGCAGATGCCGTTCTTCGCAGAACGTCCGGCCCGAGCCCAGCGTTTCCGGTGCCAGCAGGTTGTCCATGCTCACGGACGCCGCCAGCCGCTGGATGAACGCTTCCCACCGTGCACCGCGAACCTGCGAGCGGTGGATCTCCGCCGCCGCCATGCAGGATGCCAGGATCAGCTCGCTGTGCTGAGCACCGCCCAGGTGGTACGAGGCCCCAGCGGTCAGGCTGTCGGGCAGTACGACGTACCGGAAGGACAGGTTGTAAACCGAGTCCGGCGTCGGGTAGAGCATCAACTGGTATCGCTGGCCGGCCGTCGCCGCCCCGCTCTTGATCGCCACCGCCGCCATGTAGGGGATGCCTGTCAGGGCGTCGAACTGACGCCGCTCGCGCATCATCGCCTCACCCATGATCGGCAGGGGCGTGAACCACTCCTGGCTTCCAAAGGTCAGGGGTCCGTCGATGGCCGCAAAGTCGTCGGGCAGGTCGTAGTTGCCGTTCGCCGTTACGGTAAAGTCGTCCGCTTCGGCCGATGCGTCCCCAGAAACCACCGCTTCTGTTGACGAGCTGACGGCCGTAATCAGATACGAGGCCTCGCTGTCCGTGAACACCATCTGCTTGCCGACCATCGTGGCCTGAAAGCCCGTGGCCGTGATTGTCGTTTCGTCGTCGCCAGCGTCGTACACTTCGGCCGATTTCTCTCCAACCAGAGTCGGCCACGCCACGAGCGTCGTCGTCGGACGCAGGAACCGCCAGACGTGGCCAACTGACCGGCCGGGAAGCGGCGGCGGGAAGTACGCCTGCCGGAGCCCGCTCTTGAGTACGTCGTCGATCTCGTTCGCAACGTCGCTGGAATCGTCAAGCGCGGTCCTGCCGTAGCCCAGCTCGAAGCTAATGGCGTTCCGCAGGTCGTCTCGCGTCGTCGTCAGGGTCGATTCGGCCATTGCTTACCTCCCAAGGCCCGCCCCGGCCGCGTGGCCGACCGGGGCAGGCCGCACAGGAAGGAGAGAGTTACGCTTGGGTGGTCCCGACGTTCAGCAGGGGAACCCATGCGCCGAGAACCCCACCGCCGACATTGCCATGCCACTGAAGCACGGTAACGTCGCCGTCGCCGTCAAGCTCAAGAGACGCCAGGGCGCCGTCCAGGTCGGCCATCATCCCGCTCGTGACAGTCACGGTGTAGTCATCCATCGCGCCGGCGAGCCGAAACGCCTTCTTCTCGCCTTCGATCGTCCCGTCGGCTAGCGTGGCCACGGCGTCTCCTCCAGCCAGCGTGACACCGCCGATACAGACTGTGGTGCCGCCGACCATCGACTGGCTCGTGTCATTGTTGAGCATCCCGAGGTACTCGACGCAGCCGCTCGTGGTGTTCGGCAGATCCTCGACGAGCGCCAGGACCAGCGGGTAGCCGCGCACGCACGCAAAAGCGATCTCCGCGGTCGCCACATCCAGGTCGTCGCCAGCAGTGTCCACCAGTGCGTCGGTCAGGATGACATTGTTTGCGTCCGTCACGGTCTGAATGGTCGTTTCCTGGTATGCAACGATCGGCGCGCTGCCATCGACGTTCGACCCGCCGAACACGATAACCCGATCGCCCACCGCGGCGTTGGTGAACGCGGCGGTCGAGTTGAGGCTCCTTGTCGCAATCGTGTAAGTGTCCTGTACGGACGCGCCGACCGGACCGACCAGTCCCGTATCGTCGCTGGCCACGACCGCCACCGTCTGCAGCGCCAAAACCCGTCCGGGGCCATCCAGGCCCTGGTAGAAGAACTCGCCCGCGCCGCCCACGACCAGGCCTTTCCGGGAAGAATTGACCACCGTGGCCAGGCAGGTCTCAACCAGGCACACGCTGCCCGGCTTGTAAATCTCGATCATCTGGCCGGAAGCGTTGGCCGCGTAGTCCTGGGCGACGATCCCGGCGAACGCATTGTGGTTCGCGGTCGTCGGCAGGGCCACGTCACGACGACGGCTTTCGTCGATGTTCGCGGCGGTTCCGGCGGTCTGGACATAGCACACGCCGACGCCCTTGCGGAGCGCCGTGGTGCCGGTGAAGAACACCTTTGTGGGGAAACGATCAGCCTGCTTTCGCAATCCAAGGTCCATTTTAAGACTCCTTTTTCAAGCCCAGTTATTACCGGGCGTCATTGCCTCACACGCGGTAGAGCACCGTGTTCCGCCGCCGATCGGTACACATCAGGTTGATCGAGCCGTCCACATGGTTCGCGTAGGTGTCGTGGCGGTCGGTCAACTGGATCGGCCTGCCCTCCCTCATCATGCCGCCCTTCTGCGTGATGAAGTTCCAGGTGCCCATGTTCAGCATGTAGATCGGGTCCTGGACGACCCGGACGGTGGCGTCCTCCAGGGCCGGGACCACATGGATCTCGTTGCCCTGGAAGCGGACCTTGCCGCCCATGCTGTCAACGTCGCGACCCAGGTTCTGGTTTTGGGCCTCGCCGATCAGCGAGATGTTTCGACGCACGGGGAACGTCGTGAAGATTTTGCTGGAGTTGCCGTCGTTTAGGTCAGGGTGATCGGCACCCGTGGGCGACTCGAAGTTGGTGTACTCGGCCGCCTCGGCCATGACCTGGATCAGGTCGTCCTTCGTGAACTCCGCGTAGGTTCCCGTGTAGTTGCGCCAGTTGGCGTTGGCGGCGGCGTCGGTGTCCACGCCGGCGAGGTCCGACCAGCCGGGCGGGTTCTGGCCGTTGAAACCCTGGGTTGCTGACTCGACGACCCAGTGGGGCACGCCCCAGATGGTCTTGTTGTCGCTGGGCGCCGGGCGGCCCCATCCACCACGCTCCACCATGTCGATATTCGACATCATGGCCTGGAGTCGGCGGTTCTTGACGGTATCGACCAGACGCTCGGGGCCGGCGTTCATCGCCTGCTCCTTCACGTCATAAAACCAGTTGGTGTTCGTGAATCGCAGGGGGACCGACGCCATGGTCATCACGTCCGAGATGCTCAGGCTGTCCTTCTCGAACAGCCCGACCATCTTGGCCTGATCGCCGTGGGTCAGCATGATGGGGAACTCGTATTCGTAGCCGCCGTCGCAAACGATCGTGCGAGACGGCTTCACGAGATCCTTTACCAGGGTGTAGCGGCGGTATCTCTGTGCCGCCTGCACAAACTTCAGCTTCTTGAGCTTCTTGCGTGTCAACAGCACGAGATCCGCAAGAGCAGAGGGTTCCATCGTAGGCATTGCAAAACTCCTTTACGAGTTGATGTTCTTCATTCGCTCGCGAACCGCAGCAACGGCGTCTCTCGTGCCGTCCCCGTTCTTGCGGGGACGAACGCGATCGGAGCTTGTGCCACGCGGCTGAACTTGCGCGGCGCGCCGCCGGACCTGGCCGGCCAGCTTGCCCCGCTCGATAGACGCGAGCTTGTCTCCAAGCACGGCGTTCCGCGCTCGCTCGAAGAGCACCTCGAACCGCGGGGGCTGCTGGCCAGAATTGACATACGCCTGGTTGAGCCCGATCGCGGTCTGGATGATCTGCTGGCGGTTTTGCGAGCCGATGGAGGTCTGAGGCAGTTCCATGGTGTACCCGCTGCCGAGCACGTCCTTATAGGAGTCGCCCCACTTCTCCACCAGACCGTCGAAACGCTCCATCATGTGCTCGGCTTCTCGCCGGGCGATCTGCTGATTCAGGGCACCCATCGCCTGCGAAACCTGCTGCTCCAGCGTCTGGTAGCGGTTCGCATGATACTCATGCAGGGCCTGAAACTGCTTGCCGACCGCCTCGTCGCCGAACACTTCCGTGTCCAGTTTGAAGTCGGGGACCTGGGGAGCACGTTGTTGTGGAGTCTGCTGCTGCTGACCGTCGGCCTGCTGCATGGATTGCCTGAAGCGGGCCTCGATGGCTTGGCTTACGCCGGCCAACTGGCGGTCTATCATGCTGATTGCTCGTCTCGCCGCAGAGGCTGAGCCGAAGGACTCCACATCCTCTTTGCTCAGGCCCCGGCTGGCGGCTTCGGCAATCAGCGCCTCGTCAATGGCGTCCACGGGGAGCGCCTCGGGCTGGGAATCTTCGTCGTCATCCAGCTCCGTATCGTCGTTGGCCCCGGAATCGTCATCGAGGCCATCGTCTCCAAAGTCGTCACCTTCCCCTTCGCCGTCGGGCTCTGGCACATCCGCCATGCGCGGGAGCATCGAGCCCAAAGCGACCAGCGTTGCCATCAGGATCATCCACGTTACCATTGTCGTTCTCCTAATCCGCGTCCGAGTATCCTGCGTCGAAGTTCCGCACGCCGCGGAATCTACAGTATTCCTTGTAGTGCTTTCGGGATCGGATGATGGCCCGGCCGCGGTCGTTAAACTCCGTCGGCACGCCGCCAGCCGCCGCCTCCCGCATAGCCTTAAACCGCTGCTGCGGGGTCACGCCGATCGCCCAGTTCTCCATCGGCCAGCAGCCCGCTGGGGTCGTAGCTGGAAGTGACTCCGCCGAGTAGTCGCGCCTTCCGATCTTTCCGCCGGGCAGCCGGATCGTCCCGTTCTTTCGCTGGCGGGCCTCCATCTCGGCGATGGTCATGGTCAACTCGACCCGCTTACCATTGGCCGTCTTGTAGACATAAGTCGGCATCGCTAAGCCTCAATACGCAGTCCGATTCATCGCAGCCATCTCATCCGGCTGGGATTTTCCGCCCAGCAGCAGACTCTGCATGACCTTATCCTTTCCCTGATTCGTGGCAGACGGCCGGTTAATTCGCTCGTAGGTGCGATGCGTGACCGACGGCTTTTTGCTGAACTTGCTCGGTGGCTGGCCGACCGGCTGGTCGGTGCTCGGTTCTTGAGGTGGTTCCAGGTGCTTGATGAGCCTTGCCAGCTCAGGCGTGTTCGACAATCGCGCCCTCAGCTCCAGGTACTTTTCGACATCCACCGTCATGCCGGACTGCTGAAGCAGCTCCATGACCTGCACGACCTGCATGAATGTCTGGTCAATGACTTGCAGTTTCACCTGCGGAGAGTTATCGCCCAGCGAGTACACGTCCACGTCGAAGTTGTAGTCGAGGAAGTCGCCGGCGATATCTTCCGGTGTGAACGTCCAGGGGATTTCAAGCTCGCCGACCTGCTTGGTGATCGGCAACTCGATGATCGGGTCATAGAACAGCCACCACGCCAGCGACCGGAGCACGGACCTGGACATGCCAATGACCTTGTTCTGCATTTCGCCGACCCGCTTGCTCGCACTTTCCGTGAGAAGCTGGTCCTGGGTTGCCGTCCGCGACTGCGGCCCGAGCCCACCCAAGGCGTCGAGGTTGCCGTTCTGCATCTTGAACTCGTTGGACATCTGCATGAAGAACGCCATCGTGGCTTGGTCCACGCCCGGCATTTTCTCCATCTTGGTGTCGCCCCAGTTCTCGGCGCGGATCGCCTCGAAGTCCGAAGCCTTGTCAAGCCGGTCTGCCTGCTCGGCCGCCTCGCCTGAGTAGAGGAGGACGTTCTTTGACTTCACCGCCTGGCGGGACATCTTGTTGATGAGCACGCTGATGAGTTGCGAGAGGTCGGTCATTTCCGCCGCCGGGCAGAGCGGGATCAGGTGGTCGGGTACGTCCGAGTAGCCCAGCAGGTGGTACGGCCCCTCTTCCGGGCCTTCGTAGTCGATTTCCCTCAAGACCATGCTCAGGTCGTAGGAGCAGACGGTAACGATCCGGCGATCTTCGGGCAGGAAGAAGTCCCACAGCGCGACCTTCTTGGATAGCGACTGGTCGGGATCGTTGCGGCCCTCCTCGATCGTCATTTCGTCAACGCGGTCTTCGGCGTTTTTGCCTTCTTCTTCGGAATCGTCGCCCGAGTAGTGCTCCAAGAGCTTCGACACCTTCTTCTTGTCGTAGTAGCCCGAGTCGGCCAGGTATCGAAGCGGAATCATGTAGCGGTGGCCCATGAACTCGCAAGCGGTCTTGCGGCGAGTCCGGTAGTCGAACGCGAAGTCGTCGAACGAGATGCACTCGGCGAACGGCTGTCCGGGGTCGTCGGACATATCGGGCCGGGGCGTCCTGGAGGTCGGCTCCAGGCCCGTTCGCACGATACCCATAAGGAAGTGGGCGTCCACTACGGCGCGCTTCAGGGTATCTTCGAGACGAATATCCTCAGCGAGTCGGTTGACCGCACGCGCGAGGCTGTCCGCAGAGTTGGTGAGCTGGTTGTGGACGTAGATGTCCCGCGACCGCGGGGTAACGGACGCCTGGGGCCGGTTGGGCATGAGCATCCGCGAGTAGATGGTCACGGCCATCCGCAGCATATTCACCGTGTCGCGATCTGACTTGCGGACCCCGTAGTGGGTGCCGACGTAATCCTTGATGGCGCTGGCGCGCTCCTGCCGGTACTTGCGAAGCTGCTTTCGGCTCCAACGGATGGCAGGCGTCAGTCTGTCGATTTCCTTGGCAGCCATCAGAATGACCACCTCTTTTCGTCACGGGCAAACATGAGAAACCGGCCGCCTACCGAATCTGGTCCGGGCCGACCGCGCTCAATTTGCCTCAGTACGTGGTTGACCTTCTTGACATCGAGCAGCATCTTGCACGCCAGCGCGTGAGCGATGATACGGTCGCCGTGGTTCCCCTTGGAGGTCCGTGGATCGTCAGAGCCCATGGACTCATCGAACACGATCTGGTTGTCGTCGCTGATGATGAAGTGCGGGGCTTCGGAAAAGGTCTTGCTGCTTCGCATGGTGACGCGGCCTTCGATGACGCCGCGGCGGAAGCCGTGGAGGATCAGGGCCTTCGAGGCCGGTGAACTGTGCCAGCCGGGCTTGTCCGACGGCCGACGCTTCACGCGGGCTTCGTCCTGCCGCCAGTAGCAGTTGCGGAACCCGAGACGGAGAATCTCCTTGGTGAAGGCCATGCCGGTCGGGCCGTTTGCTTCCCAGATCAAGACCGCGCCGTTGCCGTCAGGGCCGGCGAAAAAGTTGCAGAGCCCGACGGCGATGCGGGCGAACTGGATCGGATCGACCGAGCCCGATGCGTACTCCGCGACCTGCTCGCCAGTCAGGCGGTCGTAGACCGCCAGGGCGGAGTTGCTGTTGCCTTGCTGACCGGGATCGCCCGAGCCCATGGACACGTCGGCCCCGACGCAAAACTCGCGGCCGTTCGTGGATGGCCTGCGCACCTCATTCAGTCCGCACCACAGGTCCAGGTCGCCACCCGAGCGGGTGCGAAACCCGTACAGCTCGCCGGAGAACGGGTCGATCTCCAGAACGCCGGTCAGCAGCGGCGGCCGGATGTCGGCACGGGACTCGATGGCCTGATTGAACTCTGAGCCGAAGAACAGGTAGCTGGACGCCTCGTAGTCGATGTCGTGCTCGCGAGCCATCATGGTCGGGTCGTTCGTCCGCCTGCACTCGGCGTCGTACCAAATGCTCCTCATTTTGCCATCAAGGATAAACGGGTACTGACGCCGCTCCTTGACGTGGGCGTTCCAGTATTCTTCGTCCAGTATCCTGAGCCCGCCTTCCTTGGACGTGTAGAGGCCGATCCTCTTTTCTGGATGCAGGGTCCAGTGGATTCGGAAGCGCCGGACAGACCCCTCGACCTTGTGGATCAGGTCATAGAACACGCCGACCGCACCCATCCGCGGGGCGGTCCCGACGGCGATCCGTGAGTTGGTCGTCGCCTGGCTGGCCTCCCACGCCGACTTTGCATCCTGGAGCCGCCACGCGGGCAGCTCGTCGAACAGGATGGACGTCCGCCGGCCGGATCGGCCTACCTCGCCCGTGGTTGAGGTTCCGTCGATCACCGCTCCGTTGTCCAGATTCTGGATGTGGAACGAGGTCCGATCGGTATGCGGCCGCAGGAAGTTCGGCAGGTGCGCAATGGCGAGATCCAGCTTGGCGAACAGCGTGTCCGGGTCGCCCTTACTGTCCACGAGGTCGCCGACGCGGCTGGCGACCAGGAACATTTCGTTCGAGTGAAACAGCCACCGCCAAAGGAACACGTACAGCACGCACCAGGTCAGCCCCATGTCTCGGGACTTCTCGATTCCCGCGTCGTGCTTTCCGATGCAGGAGTTGAGCGTGAGCAGAACTTGATCCTGGACGGGGTAGGTGTTGAACGGCAGGACCGCTGGGATGCGGGGCTCAAGCAGGAACGCGAAGCTGTTCAGGAAAAACAGGATGTCCTCTCGGCACATCTTCTTGACGACCTTGGCGTGCTTCTCTGACTTGTTGCACAAGGCGATCAACTTGCGTCGCCAGGCGATGTTCTTCTCGGGGTCTTTGGGGACAAGGTGGTAGTGGGGGCACTGGTGCTTGCTCGGTTTCCAGTCGTGGGCCAGTGGCTCATAGGGCCGCTTGCCGGACTGCGTCTCCGAGATTGCCCAGGCGGTGTTCATCGGCGGATGCTTTCCGAGAGGCGTTCGACGTCCTCGAGCGCGTCCAGGGCCGGGTCGGCAGACTGCTCGCCCAGGCGTCGGGCGGCGGCCGTGCCGTTGAAGGGCTTCAGGTATTGGGTGTAGAACTTGGCCCCGCCGCCTGGCTCGGTGGCCTCCTGCCAGAGCCCGAGTGCCGCCCGGCTGGGTATCCCCGGTGCGTGCAGGTCTTCGACGTCGAGCAGGCGGGTGGCAGCAACCCACTCAAGCTCCTGGGCCTTGGTCGCCTTTTTCTCGGCGGGGATCAGAAGGGCGAGGGACCGCAGCTTGGCTTCACGGGTCGAGCCGTCCAGCAGTTGGGCTTCGGTCTCGGCCTCGACCTCCTCCTGCTCAACTTCGATTGGGGGTGGCGACTTGGGTTGTTTGGGCTTTCTGGGCGGTCTCATCGCGATCTCCTCGCGAAGCTGTGCGAACTTGATGTACCCAAAATTGGGCAAATCCTCACACTGCTGAGAAGATAGCTGCGCTTTCCCGTCCATGTCAAGTACATTTTCGCAATTCAGGGTATTATTGCCCACCTCCTGCAATAGATTAACGTACCGCTTATCTTTTGGGCACGGGCAACGCATTTGGAGCCATGGGATCAGCTCTGGATGGCGGTACAATGTGTCCTGAAGCCCAAGATATAGGCTGTCCAGCTTCGGCAACCCCAATATCTTGTGGTAACGCATGACTTCAGAGCCGAACATGCGAATGGTCTGCCCCTTGGCCACGGACGTCGGATCGGTGAACCGCAGGCGGTCGTGAAGCCAGGCCCTGACCCACAGCACCCAGTCAGGCTCCTCGTCAGAAGACCACCTCCTTAGCACCCTGGTGAACTTGCCCCGATCTTGGAACTGCTTCCTGAGCTTCCGGCCTTTCCGCAAGCGAAACATGGCGGAAGTGTACCAAGTTAGCGGACGCAAACATAGCGTGGGGGGGATTTTCGGTGGATTTTCGGTGGATTTTCGACTCTTCGGATTTAATTCGGACTTTCGACCAGTTGACCGCAGTTGCAGTGGTACTGCAAGCTCCGCGGTGTTAATCTGGGTATTATGCGCATATTATGCGCATATTATGCGCATATTATGCGCATATTATGTGAATCCCCACCTTTTTCCTGGCGCCGGGAAAATGGTCGGATTCTTCTTGATCCGGCCCGGAACGCGGGGTACACTTCGGGCATGAAAAGAACACCGTCCACCTTCCTGCAATTTTCCACCGCCAGAGCATGGGCTGTTGACCATCGGGGAGTCCGCGAGGCCCCCGGCCGTCCCGGTGTCGGTTTTCAGTGGTCAGCAGCCCATGCCTTGGGGGTCTGCCATGGCCGGCGACTGGATTCCGATTCGCAACGCGATAGCCACTGATCCGGCTGTCATTTCAATCACCGCGTCTGTTGAAGCGATGGTCGATGAGGACCACACCGTCGGCAAGCTATGCCGCCTTTGGGCGTGGGCGAATGAGCACCTTGCCACCAGTAACGCAAATGTAACGCCCGAAGCGTTACAAACTCGTGCGCAAGTGTGCGCGCGCGGCGTTACAGCGTCGTGGATCGACACATTCTTGTGTGCCCCAGGGTTCGCCGATGCCATGATCGAAGCGGGCTGGCTATCTGTCGAGGATGGTAGCATCTCCTTCCCAGACTTCGACCTCTACAACTCGCAAAGTGCTAAGCAGCGGCTACTTACGGCCCGAAGGGTAAAAAGGCACAGGGCCATGGGGACGGCCGAAAACGTGAAACGCAAGTGTAACGCTCGCGGCGTTACAAAAGCGTTACCAGAGAAGAGAAGAGAAGAGGAGAGTATAAAGAATGAGAGTACTCATTCTTTACCCGGGCCTGATCCGAAGCCAAAGTCCTGCCGCCCGAATCCTGCCGCCCTCGAAGCCATCTACCAGTCCTACCCCCGCCACGAGGCGAAGAAGGCCGCCCTGAAGGCCATCGAGAACGCCCTGCTGGAGATCGCCAAGAGGCCCGACGTCTCCGACCCGGCCGCATGGCTACTGGAACGCGTGGCCGCCTACGCCGAAGCCCGGAAAGGCCAGGACACCAAGTACACCCCCCACCCGGCCTCGTGGTTTAACGCCGGCCGGTACGACGACGACCAGGAGCAATGGAAACCCAAGGAGCCCACCAATGGACCCAAGCACGACGACATCACCACCAACGCCAAGTACGAAAAGTGGCTACGTCCTGCCTTCGATGACCCAGGAGCAGGCCCTGCGGCGGACGGCGTGGCTTGAGAGCCGCGGGGAGTCCAGAATCCGCATGGCCGACATGATCGGGGTGCCCAGGACGTTCTGCCGCGGAGAGACCCTTCTGCCCACCCTGACCGACCCAGGAATCATCGAGCAGCGGGCCAAGCGGCCGATCATCGGCAAGCACGGAATGTTGATCGCCGGGCCGGTCGGGGCGCACAAGACCCACCTGCTCTGCGCCCGTGCGGTGGCGGCCTGCTTTGCCGGCCGGGAAGCCATGGTGGTCGGCTGGAGCGACCTGCTGCTGGCCGTCCGCGCCACGTTCAAGCAGGACGCCTTCGAGACCGAGAAGCAGGTGATCGAGACCTACGCGGGCTACGACTACCTGGGCATCGACGACTTCGGCATCGGCAACGCGAAGTCCGAATCGACGGAGTTCACCATGCGGGTCGCCTACGAGCTGTTCAACGCCCGGTACGAGCGGGGGACGGCGGCCATCACGGACCTAACCACAAACCTCGCACCCGACGAGATCGAGTCGAAGTTCGACGCCCGGATCGCGCGGCGGATCGGCGAGATCACCAACGTCTACGTCATGGACGGCTCGCTAAAGATCGGCCCGATCCCCCCCGCGCCGGGAAGCGACACCCGCGAGCACAGAGAAAGCCAAGGCCGAACCTGGAGCGAGATCGACGCATCGAGGCAGCGAAGCATCGAACGACTCAACGCCCTCCCAGCCGAAGAACTTGACCGACTCACGGAACTCGCCATCAAAAACGCATCACCAATCGCCAGAATGGCCATTGACGCAGGAACACAAGACCCACTCGAAAGCCCAATACTCAGAGCCGCCGTCATAACCGAACTCGATAAAATGCAAAAGGTTGCGTGAAAACAGAAAGGAGGAACGCCATGAAGCGAACAATAACCCTTGAGCCCATCCCGGGTAGCGTACAATTTCGTGCATACTGCATGTGGTGCGGAGAGCCAATGCGTGTGCCGCACAAAACCTACACGCTGGAAGATGGAGAGGACCGCTTTATCTTCGATTGCGGTTGCGGATCAAAGCCTCCGCCAGCGCATACGGGGCTGACGCCAAGGATGCGGCATCACCTGTCCAAGACTCAGTAGCCCGCCGCTGAGCGGGAGGGAGGAAACATGATTCCAGAGCAACCAGATACGACTATGCAGATTTGCGTCATTGCTACCGCGTTCATTGCCGGCGTGTTCCTCGGCGCGATGGTAATGCACTTGGGGAAAAAGCCGATGTACAAGCCGAAGGAGAGGATTCTCTGGACCAGGACCGAAGATACGATTCCCGCAGGGCGCACCACGCTCTACATGCTCGACGCCATGCAAGACATCCCCCCGGCTGTCAAATGCCAAAAGTGCGGCGGGCCAATCTGGGTCGCGAGCGGGCACAAGTGGTGCCCACGGTGCGACCAAACGCCAGGATGGCTCACCGCCGAATCTCGTGATCGACTTCGGGCATATGGGTACAACATCCCAGAAAAAAACGACAAGCAGAGAAACTACAACAGGCGAAATCGTCGAGGAAACCACGCGCCACGGAAAGATCGGGCATAAAACTACATAACCATACCCGCGAAAACAATCGCCTCGCCAGCAGCCTGTAAGACCCCTTCCTCGACCAAATAACATTATTCAAGAGAAACTGTATTGCGTGGGAGAGAGTAGGCGGAGGGGATAATCAAGAGCCGGACGGAAAGCGACCCCGGGGGGTGTGGCAAATAATCCGGAGTGCTCCGTTTCAACACCAATCACCAGATAACCCAAAACCTGGCAATTCTACACAACGCAACATAACCCCCGTTATCGGACGTGCAACAGACCAGCCACCCCGGCTACGGTTCCTCCTCGTCGTCGTCGCCCTGATCAACCTGACCGCCGGCCCCAGCCCGAAGCCCTGCCAGCCGACTGCCGGGCGCAGCATGCCGCACCGGCTGTATCTCGGTGGCCACAATCTCCAGGTTGCAGCGCCGCTCGCCGGCGGCGGAGCACCACGATCTGGTAACCAGGAAGCCGCGTACCTCGATCAACTGCCCGTGCTGCGGGACGGAAGACACTGGCCCGTAGGCCGCCACGTCGACCACGCACGGACAGGGTCGCATTCTTCGGCCGCGGCTTGTGGCGTCGAGCAGAAACCGGACAGCCGGTAGCCGGCGACGAGTCACCCAGCGGACGGGTGGGGCTGTGACCTTGCCGACGGCATGGATGGCGACGCCCTGGCGGTGGCGGACGCGCGGCGGCGCGGCCTGTCCTTCTGCGCGCTGAGCAGTCCTTGTATCCACCGACTCCATACCCACCACGATACAGGAAAACGAGACAGTTCGACATATTTCTTCAGAAAAGTGACTCCTCGATTTGCATACAGCCGAAGTGTGTGCTACACTTAGTATGTCGGCCATGGTGGCCGGGACTAGACAGGAGACAAGACGATGATCAAGACACTGGCGAAAGCACGGAAGGCGCACCCGCTGGCTGCGGCGGTACTGCGGCAACTGGGGGGGGGGCGGGAGGCACTGGAACAGGCGATTGAGGCCGGCCGTCATGGAGCCGACGCCGGATGGCCGGGGTTCACCTTCTACGACGACACGGTCGGCTTCACCCGCCGGCACCGCGCCGCGATCTGCGGGGCTGTCGAGCAGCTCGCCGCCGACCTGGGCGAGGAGCCGATCGCGATGGTACGGGGGTTCCGATGTCTTGGCGGCGACATCAGCCACCGGGCGGTATCCCAGGCTTTGTGGGGCGGTCGCGGCGCGGACAAGGACGAAGTGGAGCAGGTCGAAAACGCGCTCGCATGGTGGGCGCTCGAGGAGGTGGGGCGGGCATTGGCCGACGACTAACCCCCCCCCTGCCCCGAAGCGCGTAACCGGGATTCGCCTCCCGGCGGGGCTGTTTGGCCGGCGTTCTCTTGACAGGAGGAAATATCATGCGGCAATGGAATGACTTCTCGGGCCAAGAGCTGTACGAGGTGCCCTCGTGGCCACCGGACCACACTGGCGAGTGTGATATTTGCCACGCCAACGGCGTGGCGGTGTGGACGGAGCCGGACGACCCGGGCGATTGGGACTGGTGCCAGGGATGCATTGAAGCGCTCGCCGAAATGCGATGTGTGTACTCAACCACAAGCTGAGGAGGTCTGGAAAGTAGCCCCCCTGGGGACCGCGGGCGGTTCGAGTCCGCCCGGGGGCTTTGCGGGCGCGTGGCCCGGGATTTTGACAGACAGGAGAACAAGAACATGTACATTGCAATTCCACATCGAGGGCGCCCACACTGGGGCCGCGAGTGCAGCGGCGGTCACGACATTTCTGACGGCGTGGACAAGTGCGAAGCAGACTGCGACGGCTGCCGAGACCTGCGGGACTCGCACTGCTGCCTCGGCACCACGAGCACCACGCCGGCAGAGCTGGCGGCACTGGTCCGCGACTACCACGGGCACCAGCGGGCGGCAGTCGTGGCGCTCGCGTGCGGCGACTGCGAAGTCACGGAGCACATGCAGGAGGAGCCGTCAAGGAATACTTGACACTTGGCCGGCCTGAGACAGGAGACAGGACATGGTAACTGTAGTGAACGCTGGAGCACTTGCTGGGTACAGTGGTACCGACCACCTCATCGACGATTCCGGGATCGCCGACATCATCGGCCGGCAGTACCGCAGCGTCGGTGACGCTCTCCGGGCCGCCGATAGCCGCTGCTGGATGGCAGCGCACAATGGGCGGCCGGCGCGCCGCCATAGATACACCTGGGTCGAGTGCCGCATGGCCAACGGGGAGACAATTAGCGCGAAGAGTGTCTGACGACGACCCTCACCCTCGGGCTCTGCGGAGCCCCTGGGCCTGGGCCGTGGTGGACCAGGATTAGACAGGAGATGACCAATGGGCACAACGATGACAAACTCGGAACTGAAGACATGGCTGGTCGAGCGCAACGCATGCGAGCCGGCGCTCGCTTGGCTGGGCGACCGCGACCTCGCGACGGCGTGGGAGGAGTGTGAATCGCCGGGCTGGATGCTGTGGCTGTGCTATCACGGCGGAATCTCCGATGCGACTATGCGCATGCTCGCGTGCCGATTCGTCCGTGAGACGCCGATGGGCGACGGCCGCATGGTGTGGGATCTGCTGACGGATGAGCGGAGCCGTACAGCAGTCGAGGTGGCCGAGCGGTACGCCAGAGGTGAGGCTACCGCTGAGGAGTTGCGGTCGGCGTGGGCGGCGGCGAATGCGGCGGCGTGGGCGGCGGAGGCGGAGGCGGCGGCGGCGTGGGCGGCGCGGGCGGCGTGGGCGGCGGCGGCGCGGGCGGCGGCGGCGGAGGCGGCGGCGTGGGCGGCGGCGGCGCGGGCGGCGGCGGCGCGGGCGGCGGCGGATGCGGCGGCGTGGGCGGCGGCGGAGGCTGCCCAGTGTCGGATAATCCGGGAGCAGGTACCGCTGGCGGACATCGTCATCGCCCTCTGCGATCATGGCAAAGCGTGACGACCCTCACCCTCGGGCTCTGCGGAGCCCCCGGGCCTGGGCCGTGGTGGACCAGGATTAGACAGGAGATAGGAGAATGGTAGCGAATCGAATTGCCAAGTACGTGGTGAGAATCCCCGGCAGCGTCACGCGCAGCGAGCACCGCACGGAGCGAGCGGCTCATCGGGCATGCAGAGCCTACGGACCCGGATATCGGGTCTACGCCACGCATGCCGACGGCAGCACGACGGGGCCGTATCGGACGGACGACCGCATCGCCCGCATCCGCCGCGAGATTGAGGCGGGGACGTATGTTACCGATGCGAAGGTCGAGGCCACCGCCGAGCGGATGCTCGGCGTGGTAAGGGAGGTGCAATCGTGACGAATGAAAACCTGGTATTGTGGCTCCGGCAGCACGGCGCATGTGCGCCCGCACTGGATTGGCTGGGCGACCGAGACCTTGCGACGGCGTGGGAGGATTGTGAATCGCCGGGCTGGATGCTGTGGCTGTGCGATCACGCCGGCATCTCCGATGCGACTATGCGCATGCTCGCGTGCAGATTCGTCCGTGAGACGCCGATGGGCGACGGCCGAACAGTGTGGGATCTGCTGACGGATGAGCGGAGCCGTACAGCAGTCGAGGTGGCCGAGCGGTACGCCAGAGGTGAGGCTACCGCTGAGGAGTTGCGGTCGGCGTGGGCGGCGGCGGAGGCGGCGGCGTGGGCGGCGGCGGAGGCTGCGTGGGCGGATGCGGCGGCGGAGCGGGCGGCGAATGCTGCCCAGTGCCGGATCATCCGAGAGATGATTTCGGTACGCGATATCGAGTCGGCAATGGAGGCGCAATAATGACCGAATATGAGCGACTTCTCGACGCTGTGCGGGCCCGAAGGCAGACCCGTCGCCAGACATGCGGATGCGCTTCGGATGCCGTGGCGTCAGCAGTAATTGCGTTCGTGTGTTTTGTCACTCTGCTCCTGATTGCAATTGGAGGATATTATGCCAGATGACACGGTCACATTTCAGGTTGCGAAATTTCCGCGCGAGCTTCGGAAGAGGATCAAGCTACTAGCCGTAAAACGCGGAGTGCCAATCTACGAATTGGTACGCGACGCGCTTGAGAAACTGGTGGATGAAGACTGATTCTCCCTCCTGTCGCCCCCGGTTGGCGTCTGCCGGCCGGGGGTTTTCATGCGCTGGTCGGCACAACAACCCACGTCTGCGGGTAGAGCCGAGAGCCGTCTCCGCGCGGATAACCACACGGCCACATCATTCGCGAGATCGCGTCCAACGGCGAACGATTTCGAGCCCAGATCCACGGTCCTGGAAACATTGCCCCATATCCAGACATCCACAACGAGGCGTCCATCATCGCCTGGAGCGGTCATGCGAAACGTGACGCGGCAGCCCTCACGGGCAATCCTCTCAATGATGCCGACAATATCTAGCTCTTCTCGGTCAGACATCGCTAAGCCCCTTCAGCAACGGGCCGTCGGGCGTGGTGTAGCTCACTTCGGCACCCCCTGGAGGCACTCGGCGAGAGTGACGCGAAAGCTCAGATGTCGATTGTGCAGCACGAGGCCCTCGGCTCGCCACGACGTGGGCCTGTTGCGCTTGGTCAGCGGCTTCACGTCCTTGACCTCAAACGCCGTCTTGCAGGCCCCCATGACAACCTTGCGGGCATCGGCAACGCCGTTCGCCAACACTGGCACGCGGATCGTGACAAGGAATGGTCTTTGTTTCTTCATATCAGTTTCCTTTCGTGAGCCCAGAGAATGAGGTGAAACGCATCAAGAATGTCATGAGATGCCTTCCGCAGCTCCGGGTACGCAACACGCAAGCCCGCGTGCCGAGCCGCCTTGGTCTGGCCCCTCCAGAGTTCATCAACGCTAGGACGGATGACATTGATGCGCTTCCACAACAGGTATTCCTCTACTCGCCCCACCATGCGGCCGTAGCCGGCAAGCCCGGCACCAGCCCCCTTGTGGCGTGTGAAGACGTGATTACTGGTCATCTCGACAACGGCCACTTCAGGCATGTACTGCGCGATGATTTCGTGTAGGTCTCGCCTGACGCTGTCGATCCGCTCTGTCGTGGTTGTGCACGATCTCGCGGGCCGGATGTTCTCGGCACCGACAATCTTGATCTGCCCAGCATCAATTGTCACAACCACAACGCCGGTGCACGTTATGCTGGGGTCGATGCCGATGACGGTTATCATTTTGTGGACTCCAGATTTTCAGTCCTAATTGCTTCCAATTGGACACCTGTGCCGCATTCCGCAATCGCATCAGCAACTGATTCATACACATACAGGATGCCAACCACACCACGCGGCATTATGAGCTTCGCTGGTATTGGTTCATCGATATCAACTTGTCGGTAGAGACGCATTTCGACGTACATCGTGTCTTTCATTTCGTGGCCTCCAGCGTACTCCACATTGCGAACGATTACGGAAGGAACTCATAGTTGTCCAAACTCATTTTTTCTTCTCCATCAGGTGCTTCTCAATGGCCATTTCTAGGTTCTGCAACTCAGCCCTGCCGCATGTGCAGTCGGACGTTGGGTTGCGGCGAACGGGGCAGCAGGCGGCGTGAAACAGTGGGCCACAGTTGAGTACGCTATAACACCCGTCGCTATGATTGCACAACCGCCAGCGTCGGTAGAACCGCTTGAGCAGTTCAAATAGCGCTATATCAGGTTTGCAAGCCACGGTTCACCTCCTCAAATTGATGCTCGCTATTGAGCCGGTAGGCCACGCCGGGCTTGATGCCGTGCTTGCCGACGTAAGCGGTCGCCATGCGACATCGTATTCCACCCAGTAAATACCGTGCCTGCAAGATGCTGTGCTCTCCGCCTGATAATGTGCTTGCTACCCCACCAGTAAGAATACTACCAACCCCTCCAGAAATTGTGCAAGACTCTTCCCCCCTGCAAACGCTATAGTTCCCTCCAGCAAGAACGTTGCCATCACGGCCTGATAATGTGCAGCGGTCACCTCCTGAGAGCCCACATCTGTCAAGGCAGGATAGCACGCTTCCTCGCCCACCGGTTAGGAAGCTGTCACACTCGCTGGTTAGCGTGCTACATCGCCCGCCGGTTAGCGTGCAGTTGCACCTGCCTGTTAGCACGCTTCCGTCACCACCGGTTAACGTACAGCGGTCACCACCTGTTAGGGTGCTACATCGCCCGCCTGTTAGTACGCTGCAATAACCGCCCGATAAGGTGTCGTTGTCACCGACCGTCCGCTCGCTGTAGCAGACTGCGGCACCAGGGTAGCGTGCAACAATCTTCGCCACGGCAGATTCCCGATCGCCAGTGAATATTACATTCCCACGTCGGAACTTGACCTTGTTTCCAAGATCAACAATGTCGGAAGCGTCCACCTCGACCACTTGCCACAAGTCGTCAGGTCCGGCACGCAATAGTGCCCCATTCCCTTCACCCCTTATCAGTCCGTGCAGTCCGCCGCCGCAAACAGGCGAATGGTTCCAGTGTGGGGCCTCCACCGGTCCTACGGCAGGCCAACGGAATCCGCCAAACGAGGTGCCGTCGTTATGACAGGTCCGAAGCACAAGAACAGCGTTATCCACAGATCACCTCCTCAATGCTAAGACTCTCGATGATGGCGTCCGACCCCGACAATGCGGCCCGGATGATCCGCTCCGCCTCGTCACGAGCCGCCTGCTCGTCTGATTGATCTTCCAGCGAGACGCGCAACACTCCGTATACAAGCACGTCGCCGCTCCACTCGTCACGCCGATGGCTGCCCGTCGCCATGGCACGTCTGATTGCTGGGTTATCCATTAGTTTCCTCCCGATAGACTCGTTCATCTGCCTCCAGTCGGATCACGCACACTCGTCTGGACGGCTCCACGTCCTCGTCAGTGACACGCAACACACCACTGACGCCACGGCCCGCGATGATTACTTCCTCGTACCCCTGAAACATGTCCAACTCAATCTGGAGTTCTCTGACAGTCATCTTGTTCCTCTCGGTACCGAACCACCATCAACTCAACATCGGGGCCACAGTAAGCAACAGCATCCCTTACTAATTCATACACGTACATTATACCAACAACACCGGGCGGCATATTGAGCGCTACCGGAATCGGACCATCAAGATCCGCCTTTCGATACAACTTCATTCCAACGTACATCCTGTTGCTCATTTTCTTCTTCTTACTCCCACATATCGCGATGACACTGCGGGCAGTAGAGCGGTGCATCGCCCATGTAGTGCTCGCGAATCCGCGACCTCTCATCATCGCAGACCAACATGTCTGCCACCGAACCAGTCCAACCGCATACGCACTTCCAGTGCGGCAACAGAGCGACTATTCTCGGGTTGACGCCAAGACCAAGCGGAGATGATCCTGGTAAGTCTCTGACGCTCATTCCATCACCTCGTAGTTTCCGGCCTCGATGGCGTCGGCCTGGGCGATTTCCTCTGCTGCATGAGACCGCAGGAATCGTGCCAGACACGCGATCGCGTTGTCCGGGCTAGAGCACGGACCGCCGTAGATGCGTGTCTTTTTTCCCTTGATGTTTGCAGACGCACCAAGATGTTTGTCGATGTACTCGTAGCGGATCTCGATTCGGATGCGGTCGCTCATTTCATTCCCCTTTTTCTTCAAGCTCGATCATGACCGCCTGGAGTGGGTCGTCGCCCTCCAACTGGGGGAGTGGTGGCAGGCCATTGTTATGGCGGAGTTCTTTGAACCACTTATGAGGCCACGGGCGCATCTTGACATAACGCCACGGCAGTTCCCGCCCAGTCCCATCGATACGCTCTAGGTCATCCGGCAGCACGTCCACCGGCACGTTACTAATACCACGCGAGACGAGCCATACGAATTGTGTTCCCTCTTGCTCAAATGATGTGCCACCTTTTCCGAGGTGCACGCGCTCCCCTAACTGGCGGTAGCGGGCGCCGACGATTTGCCCATCAAACCAGCACGGCTTACGATTCAAACGGCGGATGCGGACCCATCGCCTGTCCTCGCAGTAGGAGTAATCGAATCTTACTGCGGCTATGACGTGCACCCAATCACCGACTTTGTACTCATGTTTCATCGCACACCTCGAAAACTGGGGCTCTGGGATTGGACCGGCGCGCCCCTCGCCGGATAGGCATACGGGCGTACGTCCCGCATGTCCGTTCGCGCCCCAGTTCGCTCCATTGCGGCGGGCAGGAGTCGAACCTGCTTACTCGTCATGTATCACCGAATTACGCGACTCGTCAGTCACCACGGTGCTGGCTCGCTTTCGGGTTCCAAACCCAGCCCCGAGCCTCGAAGGCCGCGTGTCCCGTCCACGCCGCCGCCGCATTGCCGGGGCAGCCCCATGCCGCCCCGGCGATCATTAAATCAGCCCTTTGGAGCTAGCCACGTCCCGCAGACGTGTGCCCCTTGCTGCCGTCTTCACGGCTATACACGGTATACGCCTCTGCTCACAGATCCTCCACAAAACCGCCAGGGCTGTATGGTGGTAGAGGCATCCGAGCAGAGTCAAGACAATCCACATTAGGAAACTCTTTCACTCGACCCCGACCTCGACCACGACAACGACCCCGACCTCGACCCCGACCCCGACCTCGACCTCGACCACGACCACGACCACGACAACGACCCCGACCTCGACCACGACCACGACCACGACCTCGACCTCGACCTCGACCTCGACCACGACCACGACCTCGACCTCGACCTCGACCTCGACCACGACCACGACTGCGCCATTATTGCCGCGTTCATTTCTGCACCTTCGGAAGATCAAACCCCCAAACGGTGGCATCGACAATCGCTCCGCGACCGACGATAACCGGCTTGGGGAATGGCTCTACCTCCTCCAACTTTCCCGTAACCATCGCCTGATGGAACCGCCCGGTATCGGCAATCCAAGCGGCCTCCTCAAGAACCAGTTCGTAGTTGTCGATGTAGACCAGTCGACCAGTCAGGTAGTTCGTTGCCGTGCGAATGAAGTACCTCTCGCCTACCTTCCAGGCGCCTGCGGACGGCGTGAAAGCGGTTAAGTGTGCGAACATCTCCGCAAGCTGCCGGGCCTCTCCGATTGTTAGTTCGTCCAGTTTCATTTTGTTCTCCTTTTGAATATAACACATGTCCGTTAACTGTCTACCGCGCCCACGCCAGCGAATCTGCCAACACCATCATGACCGCGTTCATCGCTCACCTCCATTGCGGCGGCTGGCACTTCCCCAGCTCGGCAGGTCAACGGTACTGCTCGCCGCTTCCGGCCGGAGAGGAACGGCCCCGGCCGCCTGTCACGCCGCAACACGCGGCGGACGAAGATCATTCGAGAATCCATCGGTCCATGAACAAATAGCTGACAGCGGTACACTCCTCCTGTTGAGTGTCAGCGTCCACGATATAGCCATCATGCCTCATCATGATTACCGACCGGCCCTCGCAGTCTGCGCACCGCGCCTTGCCGCCATGTCTGAGATGGGTCAGTGCCTCCTCGAACGTCACCAAGCAGGGCTCGAATAGGGCATTGAACATGGTGGCTTCCATTGTGTCGAAAACATTGCCGTATGTCACGCTCATCAATTCGCGCTGCCCAGCAACCTGATTCGCGTCCACCTTGATTCCCGCTCTTGATTGCCACTTTGCCATTTCGCACCATCCTTTCACGCCCTCAACTCTGCGGGCCTCTCTATATCGCTCATCCACCAGACAACCTGTTCGTATTGATCCACCATAAACCTCAACATGTTGTTCTCGACTCCATCGCCGCCACAAGCCAATCCCTCGTGGCCTGCGCGCTGAGCAGGTTATCCGCTTCACGACGGACCTGCGACTCCGCGTGGTTAACAGCCGCCTGAAGTTCGAGAACTTCCTCACTTGGCTTGTGGTCAAACTTGGCGCGGAACAGAAACGCCCTTCGTTGCCACACAGCAGCCGTCGTGAGCATGACTGAGTGCTCATAGAACGCGATGTCCGCCTCGTAGTCCTCGATCATCGTTTCGTATTCGGCCCGAGTGGTAGCTGGGCTGGTCCCCCATTTTCGATGATCTAGCTTCACGTCGAGCGGATGACTCATCACTTTTCCTCCAGCAAAGACATAATGAACGGGCTCGGTGGCTTCACCGTCCGACCCTGCTCCTGTTGCTCCGGACCACGGTAGTGGAGCGTGAGCGTCTGGCTTGCCCGTGTCATGGCGACATACAGCAATCGCCGTTCCTCGTCCTGGTCTCCGCGTTTCAGGGGCCAGTCGCCATCCTGCAACTCGACGACCCAAACATGTCTCCATTCGCGCCCTTTGGCTGCATGGGCCGTGCATACCGTGACCCCTTCCTCGCCTGCGTCAAGGTCGATGCGGTCAAGTTCGGAGAGATAGTCCAGTGCTTCGCGGACAGTCATTTCGCTGACGGCAGCCGGACAATCAATCCCTTTCGGCAGACAGTGAGCCAGAAGAAGTCCAGCGTTGTCACAGTAAATGTCGATCTTAGAGCATAACAAACATGACTTCGCCACCTTGGCCAACGGGTACAGTTCGGCCGCGCTTGAGAGTAGTTCACATACCTGCTCGTATCCCTCGTTGCATGCGGCGCGCACTGCCGCGAGCAAACCCGGCGGGATCTTCTCCCGTGTCAGTACGCACAGCAGGCTTGGCCAGTGCGTCGGGCTGAGATAGATCCTCAGTAACGATGGGATGATTGGGTCCACCGACTTGCGGCTAGGGCCACGGGAGACGGGGACGCTTATTTTCCGCAGTGCTTTGGCGTATCGGTCGGCGGTGCGGTTGGTGCGGCAGAGTACCGCACACGTCCGCGGGGCGAAGCGGTGCAGGATTGAGTTGATGTCGGTGGCCACGATATCGCGGTATCCGGTGATGACGCGGAAGTTGCTGTCAAACAACAGCTTATTGATAGTCGCCACCATCCCCGACTCGATGACCGTATTCGCTGCGGAGCAGACCTCCGGCGGGCAGCGGAACGAGACGGTCATGGGGAAGCGGGTGCCTCCGCTGAGCCCGGCCACGTTCCCCATCCACCGCGGGTCCGCGTACCGCCACTGGTAGATCGACTGGTTCTCGTCCCCCACGATGAACAGGCTGGCTCCCTCTGCGATCCGATCGATGATCGACCATTGCAGCGGGGAGCAGTCCTGTGCCTCGTCCACAAGGACGTGAGAGAACTTGGGCATTGGCGTCAAGTCGCTCTGTGCCCATAGCAGCAGCTTTGTGTAATCGGCGGATCGCGTGCTCGCAAGCTCCTGAGCGTATGGCAACAGAGACAGTGACGGTTTCGGGCGGTATTCATTTTCAAGCACCTCCCAGTCGTGGTAGTCCTCCTTTGGAAGCACCCACTTGAACAGCGCCTTGGCCGTGGCCTCGTCGAGCACATTGATTCCGAGAAACAGGCTTCGGCAGAAGCCATGGATGGTGGTACAGGTGAGGCCCTTTGGGACCGTCCGGCCATCCTCCTTGCAGGCGGCCTCGACGCGGGATCTCATCTCATG